TGCAATAGATGCGAGTAACGTAGCAATATCTGGACGAGCGCCAGCAGCAGGGGCCGCACCCATTTGTTCTGGAGTTGGCTGCGAGGCAGGAACGGGGGCCATACCTGCTGCTGGAACTTCACCGCCCATCATTTCTGCTGGGACTTCAGGTTGTGGCTCTGGTGTAAATACCTTCTCCACAATAGTTTCTAGTTGTAAACCTTTTTGACGACCCTTGATTACCTCGGCGATTCGAGCAACAATCTGAGAAGGATCTTGACCTTGTGCAGCAATCGCTGGAATAGCCTGGGCATACTGAGCAACAGCAACACGAAGAGAATCGCGCATCTCTTCAATGTCAACACGTTGTTCTTCTTGAGTAACATTTAGCTCCATCGGGATTTCACGGCGTACATAGTCGCGGCTAACAAGTTTGTCAGAACGCATCTGTAGTAAAGCAATAATTGCGTTGTTTGGATTCATACCAGACATAATGCCGTAGCGAACATCTACACCGTATTCACCTGCGATGGCTTTAGATGGTACATACTTCATATTGAACGGAGTACCGTCATCTACGCCCTTGATTTCTTTGGTCATACTGCCAAAGATTTTCTCATCTGTCTCAAAGCAGAGAGATACAAGTTCAGTAAAGAGGCGAGCAAACTGTGCTTGTGCTGCACGTACTTGTGTATCAAAGCCAGCCTGTAGCGCTTGAACTCCGCGACCTGTAATGATAGATGCGTCAATGTTACCTGAACGAACTTCTGGATAACGAGAACCAAGACGTAGTTCGCGCTCTAGAACGCCAGATTCTGTAAAGACTCCAGGTGGAAGTTCTAGCGGCACACGGCGGATTGCCTGTGGATTAGCAGAACGCATAATCGCATCAGGGCCAAGTGCGAGTTCTTGGACATCCTGCGGAATAGCAATCGGTGCTTGGATAGACTTTTCTGCTGCTTGAATTTGAAGAACAGCAAAGCGAGCACGAGCGAGTTGTACCGCTAGAACATCATCAAATTGACCACGTGCTTCGCCATCTAAAGATGAGCGAACAGCAACGCGAGCCATACACTTACCAGTGGGGTTAGGTAAGTTAGATAGAACTAAGTTGTTACGATCTGGTAGGAATACCAAGTCTTGGTCTTTGTCGTGGTAACGGACCATTGTGATATATGGGCTACCCATTGTGAATGACATCTTAGGCATAATTTGGGAAGCAAATTCTGGATACTGCGCTGATAAAGTCTCAGCATCAGTTTGAATTGTTTGAGTAAGTGATGTGCAACGACCAAATCTGTCAATCTCAGGATAAACGCCGAATGGATTGAGCAAACGGATACGTGGATTGTTTGTCTCGTAATCCATCTCAACCATTGCTGGAAGCATTCCGTAAGTGTTGAACCAGTCAGCACCGTTATACATTTGAATCTGCAACTCAGACATAGAGACGTAATAGTTAGCAATACGAGTTCTAGTATCTGCAGCCTTGCGTGCTGAGTCTGAAACCATATTGGTAGCAGCGCAGTTGAATGATGGTAGTGGTGCCATAACCTCTGCAAGGTCACGGGCGGCTACATCTACGAAGTTAGCGACAAGAGGCTTTGGGTAATCTTCTGAGAACATCGCAGGGTAAACCTTGCTGATGTCTCCTTGACGTACTGATAGCACGTCGCGCATACGCTGGTCGCGAGCAGAGTACTTCGTCTGTAGACGAGCAACCTTTGCGACTACCTCTTTGACTGATAACACGTATATCTCCTAGATGAACTGTCGTTCTTGCTCAGCAAGTAAGTTGTCTATGTTGACAACTACTCTCTTGCCTCTTTCGTGCCGTGATAGAAATGGATTCTTCATATGGTGTGCTGTATGTATTCCGTTGTTGAGCCACTCACGTGCTCTAATCTCACAGAACCACAGAGCCATCACCATATCGGTCTTACCCTTGGTCGTAGGTGACCAGGTAATAAGTTGTTCTATAAGGCTCTTGATATTCTCGGTTTGGTCACTTGGCAAGTGAATCAGATTATCTCTGTGATGCTTTCCATCTTGCTGCTTGGTACCAAAGAGTGTGGACATAGATGCCACACCAAAGCCTGCATCCCACTTGTTATTACCAGTGTGGTGCTCTCTTAGTACAACTCCCTTGGATGCAAGAAACTGTCTAATTCCTTCATCTTGCGTGAGAAAAGATTGAAAGGCGTTACGCTCCACGATCCATTCCGATGGTGCATATACGTTAGTCCAATCGGTAATGAGCTGTCTGATTTGTGCAGGCGTAGGACGCGTAATCTTGATAGCGTCCACAATGTAGCGCTTATGAGAAACCCTATCAACTGCATAACATACCGCCGCTGTGTCTCCGACCATTGCTGGGTCAAGTCCACAAACAAAACTGAAACCGTTGAGGTCTTTGGGATGACCTGGACTGCTAGGCACCAGACGACCTGCTTTTCGCATTCCATCAATGGAGCCTTTCACACATACTGGGTCAAAAATTGCATCATCAGATATATCTTGCTGTTGATAAACCAAGGCCCAGGTAGAGGCATCCATAGCTTGACGCTCGTTATATAAGTTGCGTCCATTCCAGCGGGGATATAGCCCTTCTTCTGTCTTTTCAGATTCTTCTTGACCATCAAAGGGTTGATCTGAGTAAGGCCACAAGGTAACCCACTTATCGGGGTCCTCATTAGATTCCAGCAAAGCTGGCATTGCTAGGTATGTCCACGGAACTAAGCCGCCAGGGTAGCGGTCTTGTGATCTAAGTTCTTTGTATAAATCTACCGCTGATACGCGGGTACCGATAACAATGAGCTTACCTGTCGGGTTGAGACGGGAGCGAACATCTTGGGTGAGCCACTTGATTTGTCGTTCAAAGTCATTTGCGTTAGAGAGAGTTACTGCGTCATCTATAAGAATCATATCGGCACGCTTACCGTAAATCTGACCGCCGATACCTACGGCTTCAATGTTCGGGTCCTTCTCAGATGACTCTCTGAGTTCATCACCGAAGGTAACGCGGGTAGCCTGCCAGGAGGCTGTCTTAGACTTGAACCCAACCCCAGCGGCATATGCCTGCTGTAGTTCTTCGTACATTGGATGCGTCAGTCGCTGCTTGATAGCATAAAGGAAGTCTGCGGCTAGACGCTGGGTTTGGGAAACTATAAGAACTCTAAAGTTCGGGTTATTGACAATCTTCCAGGTTACGTAGTCAACGGTGACTGTCATTGACTTGGCGTGGTTTGGAGGGATGTTGATAAGGATGCGGTTATTAGCCAAGCCCTTTTCGTACTTCATCGACGGATGAAGCCAGGAGGGGTCTCTGCCTTCTATAACATCTATCAGGTTCTGCTGATGACCGAAGGTCTTAGACTTCAGGAACCGTTCTCTAAACTCTGCAAAGGTAATATCATTGAGGGTCTGCTCTATGAAGGAGGAACCGCGTAGGCCTAGCCTAGTTCTGTCTACCTTGTCCTTCCAGGCAGGGTCTGTACGGCGGTAATACTCATAGGACTTGTAGGATCTACCAGCGGAGGCTACAGCTTGCTCTACTGTCATACCTTCTGCGATAGCAGAGAGGATAACTCGCTTGGCTATCTCTGCTGTATTTTCTGGCATTGTGTCCTTACTTGAGGTTTTCTAAAAAGGCTCCGCCTGCTCCGCCACGACCAACACGACCAGATACAGTGAATTTTGCTTTACCAGGGATGGATACCTTAGCCTTGGGTGCAACTTTAGCTGCTGCTTTTGCCATACGTTCTCCTGACTGGAGACGTGATGCTACAGCGCCCATACTTGTTCCCTTTGGGAAAGTAATGGTTCCACCACTTGGATTTGTTACTTTGATTTTTCCAGTGGCAGTTGTTTTGATTTCATACTTACCACCCTTTACCTTGATGTAAGAGGGTACTGGTCCACCTGTTTTTGCTACTGGGGCACCAGTTGCTTTTGCTTTTTTTGCTGCCATTAGATCTCCTGTTTACGGATAGAATACACCCAACTAAAAGAGGTGCTTAGCACCTCACTAGGCGTTCGGCGCTTCGCCCCTTGGGGGCGCTTACTGCTACTTCCCTAACGGGCGTAGCGTAAGCGAAGCTATAGCCAGGTAGACTCGTGCGCCCTGTCTACCTGTCTATACTGTATTAGGCAGGAAAAAAAAGCGGTTTCCCGCTTTTCTTTCAAAAATCTTTTATTTGTGACTAACGTCACTCATAAATACGGACAATATAGGACAGTGATCGAGAATAGCTTCACTTTAGTGGAGATATTTAGAGTGGG